GTTACATTGCACCCCATGACGTTCAAGACCCTGCCAATCGCCGCACGGCAACTGAAGGCCACGGAGGCGCGTCTCCAGTCCGTTTATGACGCAGCCAAGCTTGGTCTGAGCGGTGACAACCTGGCGCTCGCCGCCGGGCTGTTGCCGGTCGAGTTTCGGCGGCTGCGCGAGATGGACCCGCTAGTCGAGATGGCTGAACAGAAGGGGCGCGCCGACGCTGAGGCTGAACTGTCAAAAGTGTTGATGGCGGCGGCGCTGTCGGGCGACCACAAGGCGGCGCTTGAGATCCTGAAACACAAGCACGACTGGGTCGCCAAACAGCAGGTGCAGGTCGACGTCGCGCAACAGATCAGTATATTAGGGGCGCTGGAGCAAGCTCAACAGCGCATTGACACGCACACTATTGAAGGTGGTATAGTGGACAAGCTGCCAGACCGCGCCAACGGCCTGGCAGCTCTAACCAATCAACGTGATAGGAACGATGATGGCTTCCAACATTCTGACACAGAACCGGCTGCACAGTCTTCTGGCGTATGACCATGATACTGGTGTGCTAACTTGGCGCAAAACAAATCGACGCGCAGGCACCAAACACTACAGCGGGTACCGAAACGTGTTTGTTGACGGTAAATGCTACATCGAACACCGCGTCATATGGCTATACGTGCATGGCGAATGGCCAACTTGTGACATTGACCACATCAACAGAATACGCGATGACAATCGGCTTGCTAACCTTCGGCTGACTTCGCGCGCTGAAAATTGTCAAAATCAGCCAATTCGCAAGACAAACAAAAGCGGCAAAACTGGTGTTTATTTTCACCGCGTCAGCAAAAAGTGGGCTGCTGTAATTAACGTAAACAAACAACAGTTGCATCTTGGTACGTTCAACAGCCGCGATGAAGCGCTAGAAGCCCGCCGCAATGCCGAAATGCAACACTACCCGTACGCAGCCCAAGTAAACTAACTATGCAACAGCCTATCTATTCTGCCGCAGACGAACAGCTTTTAATGAGCCGGATATGGGCGCCGGCCATAGCCAACGACCCTGAAAAATTTGTTTTGTTTGCCTTTCCTTGGGGGCAGCCGCACACGCCGCTACAACATTTTGCTGGGCCAAGACGTTGGCAACGAAGAATTTTGCGCCGCGTAGGCGACCACATTAAGTCAAACAATGGTGCGCTAGATCCAAAAGTGTTTCGGATGGCAATCGCTTCTGGGCGCGGAATTGGCAAGTCGGCGCTCGTTAGTTGGCTCATAATTTGGTTTTTAAGCACGCGTATTGGCGGCACCACAATTGTGTCGGCCAACAGTGAGTCTCAGCTTAGAAGCGTCACCTGGGCCGAGATTACAAAGTGGCTTGCCATGGCCATAAATAAACATTGGTTTGAGCTATCGGCCACTCGGATTACGCCAGCAAAATGGCTGTCAGAACTAGTTGAAAAAGACCTGAAAAAAGGCGTGCGGTATTGGGCCGTTGAAGGCAGGTTGTGGTCGGAAGAAAATCCTGACGCATACGCCGGAGTGCATAACTATGACGGCGTTTTGCTACTGTTTGATGAAGCGTCTGGCATTCCAGATGCTATTTGGCAAGTAGCGGCCGGCTTTTTCTCAGAGCCTACGCCGCACCGGTTCTGGTGTGCGTTCAGCAACCCGCGCCGCAACTCAGGGTACTTCTTTGAGTGCTTCAATTCAAAACGTGACTTCTGGGTCACGGAGAACATCGACGCGCGCGACGTCGAGGACACCGACAAGAGCGTCTACGAGCAGATCATCGCGGAGTACGGCGAGGACAGCCCGCAGGCGCGGATCGAGGTGTACGGTGAGTTCCCGGCGACAGGCGACGACCAGTTCATCCCGCCGCACCTGCCCGACGAGGCGGCCAAGCGCAAGCCTTATAAAGATCCGGACGCACCCATCGTAATCGGCGTCGACCCGGCACGGTCGGGCGCCGACAGCACCGTGATCGTCGTGCGCCAAGGGCGCGACCTGCTGCACATCAAGCGGTACAGGGGCGACGACACCATGACGGTGGTCGGGCACGTGATCGACGCGATCGAGGAGTACAAGCCCACGCTCACGGTGCTGGACGAGGGCGGGCTCGGCTACGGCATACTTGACCGGCTGACGGAACAGCGGTATAAGGTGCGTGGGGTCAACTTTGGTTGGAAGTCGAAGAACCCGGTCATGTGGGGCAACAAGCGCGCCGAGCTTTGGGGCGCGATGCGGGAGTGGCTGAAGTCCGCGCACATACCGGCCGATCGGCAGCTCAAGATCGACCTCACCGGGCCGAAGGTCAAGCCCGACTCATCGGGAACGGTCTTCTTGGAGAGCAAGAAGGACATGAAAGCACGCGGGCTAGCCTCCCCTGACGCAGCAGACGCGCTGGCGTGTACGTTCGCGTTTCCGGTCGCCTCGCGGCAGTCGTCCGAGGCCCGCACAAGCGCTATCACTCGTTCATACAGTAGCCCCGACGCCGTCCGGTCGGGCTGGATGGGGTACTGATGGCCAAGAAATCAGTCAGTTTGTCGGTCGGGCGAGGCGAGAAGCTGCCAACGAGCCAAGGCGCGGGGCTGACCGCGAAGGGGCGGGCCAAGTACAACCGCGAGACAGGCAGCAACCTGAAGGCGCCCGCGCCCAGCCCCAAGACGGAGGCTGACAAAGGCCGGAAAGCGTCATTTTGCGCCCGTATGGGCGGGGTAGCAGCCAAGGCCAAGGACGGCGAACGCGCCAAAGCGGCGCTCAAACGGTGGAAGTGCTGACATGGCGACAAAACCTGGACTCTATGCCGCAATCCACGCAAAACGCGCCCGTATCGCAGCCGGCAGCGGCGAGAAGATGCGAAAACCGGGCGCCAAGGGCGCGCCAACGGCCAAAGACTTCAAAGAGTCGGCCAAAACAGCCAAAAAGAGGTAGTTATGCCGCTCGTTAAGTCGCCCAGCAAGGCTGCCTTCCGGAAAAACATCAAAACTGAGATGGCGCACGGCAAACCGCAGCCCCAAGCGGTCGCGATCGCGTACAGCACACAGCGTAAGGCGCAATCGCAAGCCGCAGCAGCCAAACGAGGCAAAGGTAAGTAATGGCTTACGATGACAACGGTCTGTACGGGGCCGCGCAGGTAGCCGACGCGGACGCAGCGCCCCGCCGCACCAAGCGCAACACGGCAGAGATGCTGTCGGAGATGCGTAAGCGGCTGCGGATCGCGCTGGACGCCTATTCGGACAGCCGGCAAGACCAGTTGGACGACCTGCGGTTCTTTGCGGGCTCGCCCGACAACAACTTCCAATGGCCCGCTGACGTGCTGAAAACACGCGGCAGCGCCCAAGGCCAGACGATCAACGCGCGGCCCTGCCTGACGATCAACAAGCTCCCGCAGCACGTCAGACAAGTCACAAACGACCAGCGGCAGAACCGGCCGTCCGGGAAGGTCATTCCGGCTGACGACAACGCAGACATCGAGGTCGCGGAGATTTTTGACGGTCTGGTGCGGCACATTGAGTACATCTCGGATGCGGATGTCGCTTACGACACCGCGTGCGAGTGCCAGGTGACGCAAGGCGAGGGCTACATTCGGCTTTTGACCGAGTACTGCGACGAAAAGAGCTTCGATCAGGACATCAAGATCGGGCGCATTCGCAACCCGTTCTCGGTCTACATGGACCCGACGATCCAAGACCCGTGCGGCTCGGACGCCAAGTGGTGCTTCATCACGGAAGACATTCCGAAGGATGAGTACGAGCGGATGTTCCCCAACGCAACGCCGATCACATCCATCCAGTCAGAAGGTGTCGGTGACGGCAACCTGTCGGTCTGGATCAACGAGATGACGATCCGGATCGCGGAGTATTTCTACAAAGAACCCAAGGACACCACGCTCAACCTCTACCCGGACGGCACGCTCGCCTATCAGGGCGACCCGCAGGACAAGCAGATGCGTCAGATGGGCCTGCGGCCCACCCGGCAGCGGAAAGTGACGATCGAAACCGTCAAGTGGTTGAAAACCAACGGTTTTGAGGTGCTGGAAGAGCAGGAATGGCCGGGCAAGTGGATTCCGGTCGTTCGAGTGGTCGGAAACGAGTTTGAGATTGACGGCGAGGTGCAGATCTCGGGTCTGGTGCGTAACGCCAAGGACGCGCAACGGCTCTACAACTACTGGACGAGCCAAGAAGCCGAGATGCTGGCGCTGGCGCCCAAAGCGCCGTTTATCGGCTATGGCGGTCAGTTCGAGGGCTACGAGCACCAGTGGAAGACGGCCAACATCAACAACTGGCCGTACCTTGAGGTCAACCCAGACGCTACAGACGGCATGGGCGCACCGTTGCCGCTGCCACAGCGCTCGCCGCCTGTCATGGCGCAGCCTGGGCTCATTCAGGCCAAGATGGGTGCGTCAGACGACCTCAAGGCGACCACAGGCCAGTATGACCCCAGTCTTGGCGCGACCTCGAACGAACGGTCTGGCCGTGCGATCCTTGCGCGTCAGCAGCAGAGCAACACAGGCACCTATCACTACGTCGACAATCTGGCCCGCGCCGTGCGTCACATCACGCGGCAGATCATCGATCTGGTGCCGAAGATTTACGACACCCAGCGCATCGCGCGGATCATTGGTCTGGACGGCGAGTCCAACATGGTCAAGATCGACCCAACGCAGCCGGAAGCGGTGCGGCGGGTGGTGAACGAGCAGGGCGTCGTCATCGACAAGATCTACAACCCCTCAGTCGGCAAGTACGACGTCAAGGTCACAACCGGCCCAAGCTACCTGACCAAGCGTCAGGAAGCGATGGACGCGATGGGGCAGATCCTGCAAGGCAACCCGCAGCTCTGGGCGGTCGCTGGCGACCTGTTCGTCAAGAACAT